GATTTTTCCAAAAGCCAGAAACGACAAAGCCCTGAATAATCAGGGCTTTGTCGGTACAAATATGGCGGAGGCGATGGGATTCGAACTCATGGACCTGTTACAGTCGACGGTTTTCAAGACCGCTATTTAAAGCCGCTTAAACCGGGGCCTATAGCTGTTTTTCGTTACAGTACTTTTGTTTTTCGGCACCTCTGTAGACCGCATTCTACAAGGGGCGAAGTTTGAGTTTTGTAACAGTTTTTCGGGCTATTTTGACGGCTTGGCAATGGCGCCGATGCGGCGGTAAACGCGTTCCGTGATGTCGCCCTTGGTGTGACCCAGGAGCAGGCTCGCATCGCCGACGTCGAGGATTTCCGACGCAGCTTTAGGCCTGATGTCACGGAACTGGAAGCTGCCAATTTTTTCGGCCAGCAGAGTGTCACCGATCTCTTCAGCTTCTTTTTTTGCCTTTTCCCGCGCTTTGTCCCACCGGTCGCGGAGCATCTTCGCCGTCATGCGCTTGCCGCGCGCACTCACAATCAGATAGCTGCAAATGTGCTGAGCATTGCGCTCGGCCATTTTCCCGATCAGTAGGCCCAGGCTATTGGCCTTGTCGCCGTCAGTCATCTGGATACGCAGCTTCTTGTGCGTCTTGTTCTGCTGCACGCCCAAATATTTGCCCTCGACATCATCCTTTCTCATGACCAGAACATCTGCCGGCCGTTGCCCAGTCAGATAAGCCAGGTCCATCGCATCTTTCAGCTCTTGAGCTGCCTTCTTGTAAACAGCATCCCAAACCACATCATTTGCGTAGTAGTCCCGCGGCGTTTCCTTGTTTTTGCGCACACCCTGGCAAGGATTCTCCTTGGTCGTGAGCCCCCATTCCCGGGCAATATTGAAGACGTGAGAAAGGGTGGCGATCTCCCTGTTCGCCCGCACCTTTGCCGTCCGTGCATCCCGGTACCCGGCAATCGTTGCAGGGGTGATCGAGTCGATGGGGGCGCTGTCGAACATCGGCCGGAGCTGTTTGATCTCCGACAGGTTGTCCTTTTGGGTGCGCGCTGCTTTCTTGGAGACGATGTCGCGGATGTACCTGTCAAAGATGCCCTTCATAGTGCGCAGGTCGATTGGCTTTTCCTTGGCTTCGAGCTCTGCCCATTTGATCCTGGCGAGGTCTAGGTCTTTGCCCAATGGGATCGCCTTGCCGGTCATGTCCAGGTAGTAATAGGCAATCCAGTCCTTTCCACTTTTCCGTGGCCGCGTCCACTGGTACATCCGGGGCGGCAAATTACGTGTTTCGGTCTTGCGGGGTCGCATATCAGTTCACTCGCGAGAAGTCTGGCGTCCATGCCGGAGATGCCGGCGGTGGGTTGGGGGCAGCGATGGCGGGGGAGATCATGCCCAGCTTCATTCGGGCATACATTCGCCCAACCAGGGGCCGCTTGCCGCGGCTTTCGACGAACACCCAATGGCGATCTTTTAGCCAGCGCCGCTGGTAGGCCCGAGCCTTGTAGCCAGTGAGATCCGCCAGCTCTTCGTCCGAGAGAATTTCATTTTCCATAGCGATGCTCCATGCCGCGCGTAGCGGCAGAGTGTTCATTGAATGGTCACGCTGCTCTGCCCGATGGCGATCTGGCGCGACTGATTTTTGGTGTGGAGGGAGCACCTGGGGCACCGAGCTAACATAGAAGCTCTAACCAACGAGGTGCTTATGAAACAGATACTTACTATTGCCGCTCTGGTGACTGGCCTGTTTTCTGCCGGGCTCTGGGTCATGTCGGCATTTGCTAGAGTCCGTGCGAAGAAGGAAGACTCGAGATCCAGTTTTATGGGGTTTCGAGATGCATCGATCACTATGGATGGCAACGATCTGGCGGGAACCATCAGGCGGCAGTCATTCTGGAATAGCCTGGCTGCGGGGGCTGCAGCGGTTACAGCGATCCTGCAAGGGCTAGCTAACTTTTGGCCAGAGGGCAGCTAAAGTGCCATTTCGACCTGGGTTTCTCGTTGCCAGATATGTGCGCTGTTGTGGGCCTCGATACGGTCAGCGATCACGCAAGCACGCTGGCCGGCAGTGGGCGGGGCATACATCCCGAAACGGCTGATGCTCCCGCCGTTCACCGCTGCGTTAGTCGAGTCGGCCGAGGCAAAAGGGAGGTGCTGGAAAATCGCGGGGTCGAGCATTCGCAGGCCGTGAAGCTTGCAAGCTGGGCGGCCTTGGTCGTCGCAGATGGCGTCCATCGCTGAACTGATCCGCTTCCACCATGCTGGCGTTCCCGGACTGGCCCACTGGCCAGAACTGCCGATCGCTACCGTTGGCCAGTCACCAGCCAGTCGAGCAAGGCGTTCGAGCGATTCGTGCAGATGCCAAACCGGCACACCACGCAACTCCACTGGCCATTCCGCCAGAAGCGCGTCGTTCGCCGCCTCATCCCCGTCGATGACGTCGGGGATCAGCGCCCAGTCGAATCCCGGGTGCCGGTGCCACTGCTCCACCCAGCGGGTGTATCCGTCGACGTCCAGCGTGCCGCCTTTCTTCCATACCGAATACGCGCCATTGTCGAAGACGAAGGACTGGCAGACATCAGCGACGATGCCCATGTCGTCTTGGCGCGGGAACGGCACCAGCGCATGCCGGCCGGCGAGGAAGCGGGCACCATCCTGCCGAGTGCCGCCGATTGGCGTTCCGTGATAAGCGATCATCCGCTGAGCCTCACAGTTTCGATTTTGACACCCTGGTGCGTGGCGATGATCGTTTGATCGCCGCCGATATCCTCGGCCAGGCGATCGGCGATCTGTTCGTGCCAGCCTTTCTTGATGACTGCCGTTGCGGCCTTGATGTGCTCAACGCGGATCATCGCTGGCGACCGGACTTCCAGCTGGTAGATGATCAGCTCGCCGTCGGATGGGCAGACCGCGGCGAAGGTGTGACGGTAAATGTTCATCGCCGTGGCCCCTTGTAGATGAGCCAGGCCATGTAGGCGAGGGCGGGGAGGGTCATGGCGTCACCCTCCGAGCCCACCAGCAAGCCGGGCCGTTGTCTGTGTCGGAAATGGCCAGCACAAACCAACCTTCGCCATCGGGCTTGCTCGGTTCCCAGTGCGCACAAGAGCCCTCGCCCTGCTCAAAGTACGGGTCGTTGTCGGTATCGACCTCGTATTCCATTTCAGCGGTCACGATGGCCAGGCCTTGAGCCTTGACCCATTCCCGAGATTCTTCGCCCTGTTCTTCTTCGAACGCTGGCAAGTCGGGGTGATGCCACCAGCCGTCGGTATCGCGCTCAACCGGTACTGGCTGGATCAAAACAGTTTCTTCAGGCATGACTTCGTCCTCGCCGCTATAGCGGCTATCTAACTCATTTGGGTATAGGTATCGTTTGACTGAGTGGTTAAGGGGCGCGATTGGGGGGAAAGGGTCTGAATCTCCTTGCGGGTTATCCGCCCGCCACCCCCTGGCCTTGATAGGCTTTCGCACCGATCGACTTTTTTTTGCATCGCATGGCAGACGTTGTCGGCGTAAAAGAGGCAGCTTGAGTTGGATATGAATCAAAAAATGCTAGTGGTGAAAATGGTTGTTACTTCAGCCATCTATTCTGTTGCGCGAGCATTAGGAGTTTTATTAACAAGGTTGTATAGAGCTGCATTTACGATTTTGGTTTTGATGTTTGCGGGAGGGGCCATTACGTTCGTTTCGTGGCTTTTGTGTAAGCGATTTCTGCGAGATGAAAATATTCCATTCGTTGAGTTTAAAAATACAGGATTAATTCAATATTGGGGGCAGCTTGGAGATTTTTTTGGAGGAGTCCTCAATCCTATTTTAAGTTTTGTCGCGATTCTAGCTGTTCTTTATACAATTAGAATACAAAGTAAAGAGTTGTCTGAGGCGCGAGAGGAAACCAAAATTGCTAACAAGACTTTAATAAAGCAGACACAGGTTTTTGAAAGACAGAATTTTGAGTCTGTATATTTTCGAATGCTTGAGGTACATGCTCGGTTATTGGCCGATACTGAGGTGCCGGGGGTGGCAAGTCGTGGGCGTGGTGTTTTTGTTGAGTTTAGTAATGAGTTAAAAAGTTTTTGTATAAGTAACTTTGTAACCGAGGATAGTGCTAAGCGCTTCGCTGCGAAGATGATGTCTCGTGGTGATAACGCTCTTGGGCATTATTTCAGAAATATGTACCAGATTTGTAAAATGGTAGATAACGCAAAATTTCATGCGTCAAATTTTCAAGGTGGAATAACAGAGCGCTCTATTCGAAGGGTTGCCAAAATGAATTATGAGCAGAAGCGATTCTATGCAAATATATTAAGAGGGCAGATGTCTTCGTATGAGATGCAGATGTTGGTACTGAATTGTTTGACGCCTGAGGGGGAGGGGTTGAAGTATTATGTTGAGAAATTTTCCATGTTGAAGCCGCTGAATAGGAGTGGTTTTGATGCAGATGCTCAAAAGATGTTTTCTCTATTTGATGACATGGCATTTATGGATTCAGAGGATATTGATGTAAGCTCAATTATGAAGTTTGATAAAATTAAGCGCGTGGAAAATGTTCGTCGAATGATGAAAGTTTGACAAGTTATGCTGCGTTTTTCTGTCTAATTTGTTGCCATGGATCATTGGCTTGAGCGAGTGCTGCCATCGGGGGAGGGCTGACGCTGTTACCGCACATGTGCACCTGCTGAGTTTTGGTGAACGGCTTGCCGTCGGCGCCGTGGCTGATGATGTAGTCGGCGGGGAAGCCCTGAGCCTTGTACAGCTCGGCCGGCTGCAGCATCCGCAGGCAAATGTCGACGATCACGTAGGGCGTGCCTTTGATCGTCACGGTGACCAGGCCCAGCCGGTCCTTGGTGGTGATGGTCGGTGCTGGCTCGCCGGCGCCGCTCACGTTCTCGGTGCCGTAGTAGCTGATCAGAAATGCCGCGACCCGCAACGCCCCGGCTTCAACTTCTGGCGAAAGCTGGAACTCAACCAACGAGCTCTTTCCGCCACCGCCTGCCGTGATGGTTGGTGCTGGCTCATTCACTGCCTGGCCCACACTGGCGCCGAACTGTCGTTCCATGAAGGCGGTGACCAGTCCGTGGTGGGTGCCTCCGGCGCTGATGGTACTCAGTGGGTCTGCTGTGTCCCGCGCATCGCAGTTGCCGCGCAGATGCACCAAGTTCGCCGTCACCAGTTGCTGCTGGCTGCCGGTGTTCGTCACGGTGGTCATCGGGTCGTCGATGCTCTTGGCGTCGGTGGTGTTGAAGCCACCATTCATCTGGGCCATGAAAACCGTCGAGATACCCATTGCGTGGGCAGCACCGGCCGGGCGCTGGTAATTGCCACCGCTGGTGATGGTTGGTAATGGCTCGTTGAGCGCCTTGCCCTCATCAGCAAACCGGAACTTCACCAGGTGCGCCGCGGCGAGTGCGTGCTTCACGCCGCCTGCAACCACCGTGCCCAGCGGCTGATCCAGCCCAGGCACTCGCGGCTCTTGGCCGATGCGCTCGCCGTATCCGGTTTGAATCAACGTCGGACTGATCAGCGTTAACTCGCCACGGTTGGCGCAGGTCACCGTCGGCAGAGGGAAGTGTGGATCGTTGATCCGATCGCTGCCTTGGTGCGTGGCTGGCGCAATGATCGGGCTAGCCATGGCGAACGAGCCTCCGCGCGGCCAAGAGGTAACGGTGCGCAGCGGGTCGTGCGCTGACTGAACGCTTTCACCGGACCAGTTCGCGATCGGTACGATAAACGGGTCAGCGGCATCAATGACGAACTTCTTCATACCCTTGGCGATCCGGCGCAGGGTGGCCGGTGCCAGCGGCTTTAGCCGGTCGAAGATGCTTTTGCTCGGGATAGTCCAGTCGATGCATTCAGCGGCGGTGCGCCACTTCTGTTGGCCCTTCACCGGGTGCTTGGCGTGCGTCGGCGCCGGCCAGACAATCGGCTCACCGTCACAGCGAGCGATCATGAACAGACGTTCCCGGCTGGTCGGTGCGCCGAAGTCGCAGGCCTTGATGACGCGCCACTCGACGACGTAGCCCAAGTGCTGCAGCTCCGCGACGAAGGTTGCCCAGGTCTGGCCGCACCGTTTCGGGTCAGGCACCAGGAACTGCTGGTGGACCGGGACGACTTCGCACGGCTCGGCAATGGCGCCGCCAAGCTTCATTACTCGGCCAGTCGCCTTGCAGCGCTTGGCGATCAGCGGTCCCCAATGAAGGATCTGTTTCACATTCTCCAGGCTGATGACTCGAGGCTTCTTCTTGCCGGCCCACTTCAGGCCGATCCACGACAGGTTCCGAATCTCACGCTTGCGCGGCTGGCCGCCAGCGGCCTGGCTGTGGTGCGTGCAGTCCGGCGACATGTGAAACCAGCCAACGGCCTTGCCTCCGCACTCGGTATCCGGATCACCATCGAAAACGTCGGTGGTGTAATGCACGGCGCCCGGGTGGTTCACGGTGTGCATGCTGATCGCTTGCGGGCTGTGGTTCTTTGCGACATTCACCGCACGACCCAGGCCCATTTCCAAACCGGTACCGGCGCCGCCACCACCGCAAAAGAAGTCGACCACGATCTCATCGTCCTGAGAGCTGAAGCCAAGTCCGTATTGGGTTTTGAAATCGAAGGGATGTTTCTTCTGTTGTGCGGACATAGGGGCTCCTCGCCGGGTATATTTGGCGGTTTATATAGGGGGCTCGTTGATGGATAAGGAACTGCTAAACGACATCATTTCCACCTCCGTTGGAGGGGCAGCAGGCGGCGCAGTAGCAGCGCTGGTTGTACTCGCAGTCCAGGGAGTAAGCGCGGCATGGAAAACTCGCCGAGATGCGCAACGAATTTACGACTGGTTGCAAACCAACAGCGATAAGGCGAAAGAACCTTTTCGGTCAACACGCGCTATCGCGAGTCATAACAACCTCACCGAAGACCGAGTGCGGTTTGTTTGCAGTCATGATCCTAGAATCAAACTGTCAACCGGTAAGGACGATGGGATGTGGAGCATTCATATTCGTAAACGAACCGAATCTGTAATGGCGGTAACTGACGAGGTCGACTGAACAATCCTCGCCGGCTGGCGTGATTCGTTGAAGTGGGGTATTTGTGTTCGGCCCGGCATGGAGCCGGTACAGGGAGGCAAAAATTGAGCGAGACAACTGACGTGGGCGGAGCTGCCGATGTTTTTTTATCTGTATTAAAAAATATCTGGGATTGGGTAGAGCGAGTAACGTCGGCAGTTTGGAGCGGCTTAGAATGGCCGCATGCGGTTCTTATTATTTTCTTGGTCGCGATTTTTTGTTATCGATTGGAATTTAAAGCACTGATAGAGCGGATCTTAGAGATCGGCCCCTCAGGATTAAAGCTTCAACCGCCAGCCTCTCAACCTTCGCAACCCGATGGAGTCGAGCCCAGAGCTGTTGTCGATGGCTCAATTCCCGTCGCAGGGGAATTGCCACCTGCACCTACCAATAAAGGCATTCCGCTGCCGCCGACCATAGTATTTCCCGAACAGATGAGATTGAACAAAGAGGGGATATTGCATGAAGTCGCAGAAATGAGCGACACGGAAGCAAAGAGCTATTTGATTACCATGCTCGCGTTTTGTCGGGCAATGTGGAGTTTTGAATTCTGTTACGCCAATATCTTTGGCGGCCAAATAAGGTTGCTACAAATGCTAAACCAGAGAATTGGCCGAAGCATCCATATGCAAGAAGTCAATACTATTTGGGCTACTCATCAAGAGCAGGTAAAGCCAGTATTGGACCTATGGTCTGCGGAGCAGTACTTAAGCTACCTCTCCCAGAATGGCTTGGTTGAAATATCTGCCGACACGGTGAAGCTAACCATTAAAGGGGCAGAGTTTGTTCTATGGCTTACGCATTTCGGTCGGCCGCTAGAAAAGCCTTGGTAGTTAGTGGATTTGGTTGGGCTTCGACGCCTGTTCTTGCAAATCGCGCAAGCTGTCGCGACTGTTTTTCACTGATAACAACTTCAGGTCGCGACATGCTGGCGAAACGGGTGGAATCTTCTGCGTGCTCGGCTCACCGTTCAGAGCGCAGCGCTACGACGAGTGTCAGGCGGCGGCGCGCTTGAGTTGGTCGGTGAGCTGGGTTGGCAGACCGCGCAGCGTCAGCGTGCCGCCGACTTCGTCGAACTCAACCTTGGAGCCCAGCAGATGCTGCTCGAAGCTGATCGACAGACCATCGATTCGGCCGGTGAAGCGCCGAAATTTGTTCAGGGTCTTTTTGTCCGGTGGGAGTGAAGCCGACAGGCCATAATCCTTGTCGCGGATGAAGTTGGTAAACGCCTTTGGCTGTTCGTCGTCGAGCACTTCGGACAATTCGTCGAGGGTAAGCGGTTCGCCGAGCTTGGCCTGGGCCATCGCGTAGCTGACCAAGGCGCTGGTCTTCTCGCGGGCTGATTCTTCGCCGAGGTCTTCGCTTTCAACGAAGTCGCTGAATGCCTTGAGCAGGGTGCGGGTTTCGCCCGGGCCGTCAACGCCTTCCTGTGCGCCAATGAAATCGCGGAAGTACTCGTTGAGTCTGCGGCCCTGCTTTCCCTTCAGGTACGAGATGTACTGACGCGATTGCGCGTTGTTCTGCCACTCGCTGAGATTGATGCGCGCCGCCAGGCGGATGTGGTCCAGGTCCAGGCGCTTGACCGTCATCAGGTGCAGCTCTTCGGTCATGGTCACCGCTTCCGTTTCCTGCAGGAGAGCGATGGCCAGGTATTGGGTCAAGCCCTGCTGGTAATGGAAGAAGAGGGCGTGCCCGCCTGTGGTCAGGTTCGACTCTTCCATCAGCCTGGTCAGATGCTCGACGGCGGTGACGCTGAAGTCGAGGAAGTCGGAGCCTCCAGCGAGGTACTTGGCGAGCCAGCCGCTGAGTGGGTGCGCGCCAGATTCAGCGTGGAAGAAACCCCAGCCCTTGCCGGCGGTGGCGTTGTAGCTTTCGTTGAGCTGGCTCATTAGATCGTCCCGAGCCTGACTTTCGACCTGCTCGGCTCCGCCGAGGATTAGGACAGCCGGGCTGCCGTCTGGCTTCTTGTCGATCTTATGAATCACGCTGTGGAGAACGGGCATTGCGATTACCTCGGGTAGGCGCCGCCCTCCGTGACCGGATGCGACAGTGGTGGGGGTATCTATAGTGGCTGGTTGCTATAAGATTCTCGGCCATCACATGGCCATGGCCGCTAATCAAAAAGGATTTGTATGAAGCTGAAAATTACCGCTCTTAGCCTTCTCGTTGTCTTGGCTGGCTGTACCACCGCGGGACCATACGTCACCAATATTTCCAGCGATGGCCGCAACGGCCTGAACATCGAGAAGTGTGCGGTCAAGATGAACGCATTCATGGGTACCGTTAGCACCGCAGAATGCACTACTCAAAATTTGCAGCTAAGTCGCAGTAACTGAAGTCGGATAGACGATTTCGTCTTCGGGCTCATCAGGGTCTTTTGCCAGCGTGCGCAGGCTTTGCGTGCGGAGCGAGCGCGACACCTTTTCGGTAACTACGTAAGGTGTCGTGACACACTCAAGCATCCGCGCGGCGGTATCGAAGTCGGCGGCGATCAGATTTCGCAGCAACCGCTGATGAATGTCCTGTTGATTATTGATGCCGTGCTCTTTCATTACTCGCTTGAGGTCGGGCTTGAATACCCCGGCGACTTCAACCGAGAACTTCTCGATGCCCAGCGCGGCATTCTTGGCCGCTTCCTTCTCGCGCTTCTTGCGCTGCTTGATGGCTTCCGCCGTCGGCTCTGGCTGTTCCTCGGCCATGGTCTGCCTCTTCAATTTCGTGGGCCGGTAGATCCAGCCATGTCTGTCGTCGGCGCTGGCGCACCTGGTTGCTGATGCGTCTCACGCTGCTACCTTGACCTGATTCCAGGCTCCGACCGCTTCAAAAATCCGCGCAGCGTGAGCCTCGTCGAGCGATATGGATTCAGGAATAGCGATCCAACCAGAAGCCACCATCTGGCTTTGGTTGGCTGAGTCGCGCAGCTTCTTGTAGCAATGCTCGATCACGTCTTCGAGGTGGTCGGAGAGATAGACGCCGTCCGGCGCCACCTCAATCGACTTGCTGTAGCGGTCACCGCGGGCATCAATACAGAGAGCGCTGAGGTAGATCGTCCAGCGATGGGGAATACCGCACACAGCCTGGCCAATCCTCCCGGGCGCGATGTTCTTCAGCGACTTGTAATTGACCATGCCCTGGTGGCCGCTGGGATCGATGTTCACCACTGCGACGTGGTTGGTGCTGAGCAGTGCCCGGCACGATCGCTCGACTCGGGCACGCATGTTGTTGGGTTTGCGCTTGCTCATAGTGAGTCCGCCATTTTGCGAAGCGCCAACCGCTCAGCCCGTGTCATTGCCTTGGGGCGGCGTTTGAGGACGGTGTCTGGATCAATCTTTGTGGAACGCTCAGCAGGTGGTGGATTGATTTGAACGGGCTCAGATCTGGAGAACCGCCCGCCCGCGGCCAGGTGCTGTTCGACCTGGCTGGAAAGCTCCAACGCTTTCTCGCGCCGGTACTCGATGTCGTATTTAAGGTTGCTGATCATGATCAAGCTCCTAAGCGATGGGCCTGCGCCCGGGCCTTGTCCGCGACCTCATCGACCATGCGATTCAGCTCCAGGTTGAACTGGACCAGCTCTTTGTGCAGGTTGGCGATGTAGTCTTCGTCGCGGTGAATCGTCTCGATGTAGAGCTGACACTCCTCGTCTTGGCGAGAATCGAACGATAGGAAGTCCCACCATTTCCGCCCCGTAACGAACATGCAGCCTTGGACCTGCGGCATGTGTTCCTCGGGCATGCCTTCGAGCCAAGTCTTGACGTGTATCGCCTCGTTGAAAGGGCACTTCGACTCGGTGCCCCCGTCATCGTTGATCAGGCCGTCTGGTGAACAGCCGAGCCAGTCGTACTTCGGGTGGACGATGAACTCTGAAGGTTTGACGATGTGCCCGGTTAGCATCTCGTAGGCATCCTGAGCCTTCTGTTCTTCGGCGTGACCCCACTTCAGGGAGGCGCTGCTGACGTTGTGCTTGGACTTTTTCGCCAGTCGTTCGAAGCACAGTTCGCGCATGTATGAGGTACGAGCCCCCATAGGCTCGCGCTTCCCATTTTTGTCAGGCTTCCCCCAGGCCATCACGTCTTTGAAACGACTGGCGGTCACTCGACCTGATCGGTCGGCATGCCATTTCTCTGTGCCCTGAAGTTCCGCTCTCACTACGCCGCCTCCTCGGCCTGCGCCAGGTCGTCGTGGTTGCCGGTTATTTCGGTGAAGTCGCCATCAACAGTTGCCGCCATGGCCTTGAGCGCTTCATGGCACTCCAGACCGATTGCTGCGCGCTGTTTCGGCTTGAGGCCTGCCCAAGCGGTCGCATAGGCTTCGATGTCCTGCTGTTTGGCGACGGCCAAAAGGTCGGCGAATACACCGTCGATTTCCGGCGATGGTGATTTCGGGCCGAACGAAACGCTGGAGGCGGCCGCAGTGTTCGCAGCCTGCTTCACAGGGGTGATGTCGATTTCTCCACCGTATGAGTCTTCGAACTCGTCGGGCGTGTAGACGCCAAGGATGACGTCAGGGCAGAAGAGTCGCGCCCATTTTTTGGTCACCAAATAGGCGATCTGCTGCTTGGGATCTTCCGCCCAAAGTGTAGAGTTTCGCGTCCGGACCTGGGTGAGCAGAAGCTCCAGGACACGTGGCTCGTCCTCACCTTTGAAGGTTGCCCAAACCCTGATCCCGAGACCTCGCTCGTCGTCAAAGCTCCAGGCCGGAACGCGGTATTTCTTGAACTCACCAGTGTCCTCGTCCTTCTTGGTTTTGCTGGTGACTTCGCGCATCTTCCCGATGACATTTTCCCAGGCCCCGAACCACTCGAAGTTCAAGCGACCTTTGACTGGCGCCTTTGCAGTGATCACTGCGTTGACGAGCTGCGCCTCGTAACTCAGGGCACCGCCGTTGACGATGAATGTCTTTTGCGCAACAGCGAATGGGTTCATCTGCCACTGCATCGCTTGCAGAACTACCGCCATGCAGTCAGCTTGATTGCCCTTCAGGTGCTTGGGGACTGTCGTCACGCCCTTCGACATCATCATTGCGAGGTCGCTCATCGACTTCATGGTGTTTGGATCGAGAATGAGCGCAGCCGCGTTGTGCGATGGATCGTGGTACGTGGCGAGGCCCGTTGTTGCTTGGGTTTCTGAATCGGTCATAGCGCTCTCCGCGGCCGGCAAGTAGTCGGCCGGCCTTCAGATGGAAAGGGAGTTAGAAGCGGATGGCGCGAAGCCAGGCGCGAGCGGTGTCGAGGTCCACGTCGAAGCCCAGGGCTACAACCTCGACAATGTCATCAACCGACGGCGCGGTCGTAGTCACATCGTCGGATTCAGCGGCGATCGCATGTGCGCTGATATGTGCGACTTCGACCTTCTCTGTGACCGCGGGCGCAGCTACTGAAGTGGCTGTAGCGGGTGCGGCAGTCTGGGCGCGCAGACGGGCCAGTTCTTCCTGGTCGCGTTGATACTGTGCGTCGCGCTCGCGTTGCTGGCGCTGTTGCTCTTCCTGCTGCTCACGCTGTTGGCGTTGCTGTGTTTCCATGTCTCGACGCTGCTGGTCCAGATCATCCTGCTGCTTCTTCAGACGCTGGCGGTCTTCCTCGGCACGCTGCTTGCGCAACTCCTCAGCTTCGGCGTCGGCGATGCGCTGCTTCTCGCGCAATTCGTCGAGTTCTTTCTGTTGGGCCAACAGCTTGGCGGCAGCCTCTTCTCGCTCAACGGCAGACTTGTGCAGCGTTTCCAGCTGATCAATCGCGTTGTCGCGGGCGATGGTGCCTTCAGCTTCGAACTCGGCATATTCTTCGGGCAGAATCACCGACTCCTTGACGCTTTGCAGAACGCTTGCGACATCAGCAGCGCTGCGGCTTGCATATGCAGCAGCGACAGAACTAAAGCGGGTAATCTTCGTCCGGATAGCTTCGACACGTTCCGCCTCGACACGCTCGCGCTCGGCCTTGGCGTCAGCTACGCGTTTTTCTTCGGCCTTGATTGCTTCGTCAACAGGCGCCTCGATTGCCAAGACTCGATCCTTCAGGGCCTCGCCGAACTCCTTAACCTGGTTGACGCGAGCCTGGGCATCTTTGACTTTCTGTTGATATGGAACGAGCGCCGTCTTGGTGGTGTTCGCCAGGGCGTAGCGCACGTCGCGGATATCAACGCGAACTTCCTTCGCATTCGCCAAACCTTCGCTGGTCGAGCAGTCAACGACCAGCTTCGCGTAAGTGGTCTCCAGACGAACGATCTGTTCCTCGTGCGGCCGATATTCGGCGATGTCGGTGACGGCAACCGCAGGAACCACAGATTTTTGTACGTCGTCGGTTTCGCTCATTTCGAGCGATTCTTGTGCTTGTTTAGTATTTGCGGACATGACAGTTCCTTGCGGCGCGATGCGCAGCTTTGAAGGTGTGGGTTATTGAGTGAGCTGGCCGGAGTAGGCGCTTGCCAGCATCCAGGCGGTGAAGAAGAGCAGGGCGATGGCTGAGCCGCGCCAGAACCAGAAACGCTTGGCGCGTTGGTAGGAGGTCATGGCCGAACCCTCACCGCGATCCGGCCGCCTTTCATGGTTGCCGCCAGACGGCGCGGTAGGCTGGCGACCAGGGCTTCGCGAGACCTGCCAATCACCTCGTTGAACGGTAGACCGAAACCCAGCAGGACCAGCTTCGATTCGATCTCGTCGAGCTGCTCGTCGATCAGTGATTTAACCGGTGGGGTCGTCATGCTGCTGCTCCCTGCTTGTTCGACTCGTTATAGGAGGAGTAGATCTGATCGATGCGCGCCCGGTAGTGGCGCTGCTCGCCGTCGTCGATGACGCGCAACAGAAAGGCCAGGGTGATGACAGATGTCGCCGCGGAACTGGCGTTTGGCTTGCCGAGGTCGCGGATCATGTTGTCGATCTCGCCTTCAATCCAGGTGACCGCCGTATCGTGGTCGCGTTGTTGAGTGCTCACGCTGCGCCTCCTTTTGGCGGACACACCATTTCCATTTGTGCCATGGTTGCGGTAATGCGCCGCTTCAGGCTTTTGTGCTCTTCGATTGCGCGAGCGGTACGGTCAGCCAGTGCCTGAGTGCGCATCTGTTCAGAGGCTTCGTAGTCGTGGAACTCGTCGGGCTTCGCTTTCTTCTCGCGACCCCAAGCGTCGTAGCGCCTATCCCACTCTCGGGCTTGGGCACCGTCTGCATAGCTGGTTGCCATGGTCGCCTCCAGAGTGGCGGGGTTAGGCGTTAACGACTGAAGCCAAATGCGCCCGGGATGCCCGAACACGATCAGCAGCAGTCTGAAGTTCAGCGCCAAGAGCCTTGAGCGCGCCGAGATGAATCATTTCCCGGCCGCGAATCAGCGTTCCTTGATACGTGCGGCTATCACAGACGGAGACTGCGACGGTTACGCCGTTGACGCTCACCGAGTAGCCAGACTGTCCGGAGTGTCCGCGAACAGTGGCGAGCCGCTCAGTCGCGATCTGGTGGGACTTTTCGGCCAACTCCAGAGCCTTTACAGCCTCCGTGACAGCCTCCGTGAATTTGCTCATCACATGCTCCTGGTGGTTGATCCAACAAAACTCGGCTGCGACCTCGCAGCACGGCCAGCTACCGGAGGGCGCCGTGGGAAGTCGCATGCGGGATTTATCGGGCGGGAAGGGTGCCCAGGCCCGCTACTGGCGACGGCCTGGGTTTGCAGCATCAAGTTGTCTTCGTGCGCTGGGGTGGCCTACCGGAAACCCGGCCGATGCGCGGTGACATCGACGGCCTACTGTCCGCTGCCTGTATGGGGGGTGGGCGCAGCCTTCAGGCTTGCTGTGCCACGGGGTGGAAACGTTGGTCTACTTCATGATGGTCATCCTTCAATGCGCGCCGTTGGCATTTTGGCGGGCGCTCGCCGTTCTCTGGTTTGTTGCATGCAGGTGGCCGGTATAAGCCGGGGATTCGTCCGCATCGGAGAGTGATCGAAACACCAGGGCGCAACCCCTGCTTGTTTCCCGCCGCGTTTATAGTGTTGGCCGTCTCGCTCATACCGGCTCAGGACATTTCCGGGGCTTTGCGATCCTAGCGCTGCAGCCCGCTTGGGCACGCTTCGATCACTCTCCGATGCGGCCTGGTGCTGGGGAGTACCAGGTGCTCGGGATGCAGATGGCCGAATAAGGCCGCTACGTCTATTTGTTGAATGCCTCAGCTCCCGCTGGTCCAAGGCCACGTCCGCTTTCATCCACATCCTTCTGCCCACTCATTGAATGGGCAGAGGCGATGCTCAGTCGTAAATGCCGTAGCTGAACTCGTCTTCGTCGCAATCGACGAGGATCTTTGAAGAGCCGAAGTAGAGTGCGGCGACCATCTTTTCGAACTCAGAACGGAATTTCAGGGTTTGGCTGATCTTCTCGTTGTCGATCTTCGCGGCGTACACCGATCCGACCTCGAGACCCTTTTCGTCTCGGTCTTTCCCGTGGCGGTCGAAGCTGATGTGGATCGCGTTGTCGAGCAGGTATTCGATGCGCTCAGAGCTTCTGGAGTAGGTCGTAATCCCGTGATCCTTGGGTTTCTTATCGAAGTAGATGTGCAGGCCGCCGTAGTCGGATGCTTGGAAGCGGATGTCGGGGGCCTCCCAGTGTTCTTCTGCAGCGGACTCTTTGTGGTCCTCTACAAAAGCCTCCAGGAGAGCCTGCAAACTGATCACTTCAGGCATCGCGTCTTTGTTCAGAACCTCATCGATCTGCTTCTGCGCCAAGCGCACCATGTCAGCCTCGACGCCGCTGTTTTCCCACTTTTCTTTCAGCGCAGCGGCGATCATGGCGTTGTAGCGGGTCAGCTCAAATATTTCGGTCAAATTGGCTGGCAGAGCGGCCTTGATCGCTTCCTCGACCTGCTTGCCCATGTCGCCGTAACGGCCGAAGCAGTTGTCTATCACGCTGGTGAACATCTTCTTAACGTGTTCGTCGATGATTTCGACCGGCTTTTCGCTGGCTGCGAATGCGGTGACGCGCTCAGCGAGAAGCTGTTGAAGTGTTTTATCGCTCATTAGGTGCTCCGTGCTTATTCGGTTGATTTCCCGTCTGGCCCTGCCGCCAAGGCCAGCCAGTGAAATCTGTTGTCTCCACCACGCGCATCGTCGGATTCATATCTCTGGCCGTCGTCGCACATTTCGTGTTCGGTGCTGGTACGGCTGGCTTGCGTGGTTTCGCGTACTCACATCTGGTGAGCACGGCCAGTTCCAGAGCTGGCTTGGCATCAACTATTTTTTGCTCGCACTTACCGGCTGAAACCCGGGGTAGTCGATGGCGAGGATCCTGAGCTGTTAAAGAGCGGCGGATCTCTCGACCCTTCGCAGCTGGTCCCGATGTGGGGACTGGGTTGCGATGGATTGAAATATAAGCGCACTTATTTTATTCGTCAATAAGCGTGCTTATATATTTTAACGGAGGCGATAAAAAACCCGCTCGTAGGCGGGTCCTTTCACGCTTCGCAGTACTGTCGCCATCCGATCCTGACGGCGCCGCCGTCCAGGTGCTCAATGCGCACGCCGCTCGTTTCTTCGATGTCTTGGATTACCTGACGCCAAGCCTCTGGGCTTTCATCATCGTTGCGGGCGACGGTGACAACTTGGATCTTCTGAACGCCTGGCGCGGCTATCAGACGCTGGATGCGCCGACCAACCAATTCATATGAGTCTCTGGCATGCGAAGCGGGTGACGCGATTTTTGACATGGAAAAGCTCCTTGCTATAACTGTATGCATGTACAGTATTGTTCCTGCCATATTTTGGCAAGAAACATTGGCCTATTTGTTTCGGTAGCCGGGGGCTTGCGAGCTTTTCTCCAGGCACAAAAAAGCCCGTGCTTGGCGGGCTCTATTCAGATTCTTTTATTCGTTCATGGCGCACGGCCACCATTGGTCGCCCAGAGTGCCATCATACTGAACGGTCCCTGTAACCTGCCCCATAGATCACCACTAGGGGCTCCAATGAGAGAGGCACAGCGAAGACTGGTCATGACAGCTTGGCGCGAGCTATTCACACTGGCCGGAAGCCAAATGGACGCAGAGGTTAAGTACTTCGGTCTGTTGAGGCGGGCTGACGCTATGGAGCGCGCCGACCTTATCACCAGCGACGAGTGGATAAAGCTTGTCCAGCAGGCGGGGGCATTGCTTGCCAGCACCGCAGAGTGCATGGGCGGGCCAGGGTAGGGCAGAACGATAAAGCCCGGCGCTAGGCCGGGCTCTGTATGCACGTGGCCAAATCCCTTTGGCTGATTGCAGTGTGCTTGGTAGGTGTGACGAAGGCGTGACAGGCAGATACGAAAAGCCCGGCGCTGGACTAGGCTTCAGGCGAATCAGAGCCTTCGGTAGGCTTTATTTCAGCTTTTTCGGCGCGTACATAGCTCCGATTTTAGCCGCCTCATCCTTGCCACCTTTAAGGGTATTGGCTTTCTTCAAAATGTATTCAGGAAATTTTGTGACTAGATAATCGTAACGGAACCACCGCCGAAACTCAGAAAGAGCGTGATTAGGATATGCATTTGCTTCCTGGGGATTGCTGCGGGCCTGCGGATACCTTGCAGGGTAATTATGCTCGCAGGAAATTCGGTCGCCATAAACTGTGGAGTAGTTGTGATCTTTCCAGTGCTTCGCCCACATCAGGCCAACGCTGATGTCTGGTATCGTCTTATCGTTGACAGTGAGATCGGCGTTTATAAGGTCGACGATTAGGCCGGTGATCTCGTGAAATACAATAAAAAACCCCATAGGGGCTTTGTTGTGAAGCATCGATACCCGTTCGTGGTGATATTGCCACTTATCACCAGGTGTGTAATTTAGAGATTCGTAAATGAACCGACGCAGGCCAAGAGCCGCAAACGCTCTGTAGGTATCTTTAGCCTGCTCGCTAGGTGATCGCGACTCGAAAGCGTAGTACTCCAAAATGGCCATGCAGACCACGTCTGGATAGGCGTAATGGGGTTGCCCATCTCGCGTGACCTCAATATATAGCGAGCGGTCTGTGTAGCCCTGACGAAAGAGATACTCTTTGATAAAGGAGATTCGATCCTTAGTGATTACCTGATCATCGAAGTGCTCCACCCACTCTTGAGATATCTCATGGAGAGCGCTTCTAGGCGCCCCCGTAGCGAGCGCTAGGCCCCGCTGAGTGAGAAATGGAATACCGTTTTCGAGCACCCCCATCTCTATGCCGTTCACATCCTTTTGGACCTCAACGCCGAGGTCCAAAGTAATCTGTTTTGGGGTGGCCTTCAAACCTTTGTTTTTCATCTTTAACTCCCTGATAAATAAGAAAAAACAGGTGGCCTGCAAGACCGCCCCATCAAGCGGAAATCTGAGTCATAAATATACAAATCTCCGCCACCCCACCTACACAACCTTCCCCCGCACAATCCTTCCCGCCTTCACTTCGTTAGCAAATCCCAAAAGGTGCGACTCAGACTCTTGGTAATTGCCGACGATCTTCAGCAGGGCGTCTGCTTCGGCCT